TCCACCGTCTTCAGTTGTTACAGTCATGATACGTTTTGTAATGAATCTTTACATAGTATATAGCAATTGTTAAAATCTGTCAAGTAATGTGTGCCACTTTGAACATAGGCACACCAACTAAATATATCAGATCCAAATATTATACGTTATGAAGAAATTACTTCCTATCGTTATGTTACTGATGACCACTTCTGCTGCTCAAGCGGGTGGACTTGTATCAAAGCACTCTTCGAGTGTTCAACTAACTGTTGATTCAGCTAGAACTCAGGCAACACGAATTGGTTCTTCATTTAGCATTGGTGGTTCTAATATTGATACCACAGATGGTTCAACTGCTGGTGCTGTATCTGCTGGTACTATCACCTCTGGTGTATATACACCTGGCACAATTACTGCTACTCAAGACACAGCAGGTTCTGCATTCTCATTTAATCAGTCTTATACACAGGGTGATGCAATCCCAACAGGTGCTCCTACCGTAGGTGCAGTACCTAACTATGGATCAGTCCTTTCCTATACTGCTGGTTCAGCAGGTTCATTAGCTGGTACAGTAACTTCAGCTGGTGTTCTCACCGTGACTGCTGGTGGGGCTGGTACGACAGCCACGGGACAATTTGTGTCTGAGATCACTGTTATCGATTAGTAAAGGAAACATCATGAAAAAATTATTCATTGTGATGTTTCTATTGGGATCTCCAGTAATGGCGGTCCCCGTGGTCCCAAATTTCACCCAGGGATCTATGACATCAAGGACGGAAACGACCCAAAAGATAACTGAGACCATCAATTCGATGGACTATAACACTGGGTATCAGTATTCTGCTACTGGCACTGGTGTATCAGCATCTGGTACTTTATCACCACAACCAGGTGCTACTAATGTAACTATTAATGGAGTGACTTCATCATGGACTGGAGTAACAAGCAAACCCCAATTCACACAAACAGTACCAGGAGCAGCGTTTCAGTTTACAGAAACTTATCGCGGACCTGGTTTGAGCAACCAAACGATTATCCAAAGAGTGACCGAGGTGGAAAGCGCCACGGATACCACAAGTATTTTCTCCCAATAACTCTATGTCTAACATCAATTGCGACTGCCCCTGCCACACTGGCGGAGACTGTAGGGGGTGTAAGTGCGACAGCAAATCCAGTAGCTAATAGTTCAGGCTCAGTTACCAACCAAGCCATTCAGGTTTTACAAGGACCATATATTACAAACACGTATGGAGGGGGGATTCAATGTCAGGGTCCCACTCGCAATTTCACACCGTATGTAACAGGATCTGCTTCTGCATCTAAACCATACGAACCTTTCTATGACGACCCAGTATATGATGTTACCGATAACGTAGGTGCCTTCGATGATGATGGGAATGTAATAGGAGATGGTCGTATTGATAATCCTGGCGATATTTTGTTCACCAAAAGAACTAGAACAGGACAGAAAGATAACTATAGTCTAGGTGTAGGTTTCTCTATGACATGGAGCACACCTATAGATAAAAATTTACAAGATCTGTGTAAGAAAGCAGCATCAACACAGATAGAATTGACCAGTCAGTTAGTTGCCAATAAAAGATTAGACTTTGAGATAGCTCGTTTGAAAAATTGTGGGGAGTTGAAGTTAAAAGGAATCCAATTCCATCCTAAGAGTCCTTACTATAAAGTATGTGCTGATGTTGTGGTAAACAATCCACCAGGACATAAGCATCCACACGTTCATGCTATCCCTTCGGTTTCAAGGCAGACTTCAACACCCGAATCGCCTTTGTCCTCTCGCGCTGAAGATCTTGGCGCTCCTTTAGAGACAAAATAGGAACTGACTTACCTCTAATCGCAGCAATCTTTTTAATAACTTTCTTAACCGTTGGTTTGACTACTTTCAATAGTAGATCTGCCAGCGGTTTTGCTAATAGTGCTGATGTTGTAGCGATGACAGCAATACCACCAACGGATGCTACCTGTCCACCACTAGGAAGACCAGCAATAATTTGTTGGGGTAGACCTACTGCTTCTGTAATCTGTACACATTCATTACCAAGCAGTTTATATTCAATAACTTTCTTTCTATATCCTTCTACGAATGTACCAACAGGTTCCTTTGCTTCCTGTGCTGGTGTCGGACATTCTACGACAGCACTAGCAATAGGTGGTGGTGTCACCTCTGGTGCTGGTGGCACTTCAGGTGAGTCAGGAGAATTGGTTCCGCCAACAACAGGAGGACCAGTCAGTATCATCTGGTTTGGTTCATAAGAAATAGGGCTAAAATTGGGAACACCAGAATCGCAATACGTAACCAAACCATTGGTATCATCCTCTCTTAGTTGATTATTTTTAGCAGTATTAGTTTCAGTCGCCTCAACACATCCTGGTATATTAACAACAGGCACACCTATATCTACAACTACTGGAGCTGCTAGTGGTAAGGATGTTGAAGTGTTATTAAAGTCATAGGTACGTATATCATTGATTTGAATATCTCTAATGCTGATATCGCCGCCTGTAATAATAGGTATATCCATTAGCAATCATTAAATACGCTTCCAACTTGTGAACCAAGTGTTGACCCTGCCTTCTGTCCTAGAAGCAGAGCCCAACCACCTGCTAACCACCCCACGTAAGGGATGCTAGCGACCGCTGGAACGGCGAGACCAGCAGCTATGCTAGTTCCTGCCATCGCACCTTGTGATCGTGCTCCAGCGTCCGCGATCAAACACTCTACTTCTTTCGCAGACTTTCCCTGCTCGTCAGTTGCACCTCCTAGGTTTCTAGTGCCCTCACGGGTGAACTGATCTGTACGCCATTCACGGCGACTCTCTGTGCCACCACCAAAGAATCCTTTCTTGGTAACATCAGAAGATAATGATTTTTGGGATTCTAAAACCTTAGGATCGTCAGCACGGAATTCAATTTCATATCCATCCTTACCTGCCTTAATTCTATAAGAAGAATAAGGACCACGAGGGATGTGAAATGTAGGAGGTTGAATCACAGGTTCAGGTTCTTGCCTAAAAACATATCCAAGCAGACCTATGTGTGCTACAACAAATACTCCACCAACTGAAGCGGCGACGATCTTAAGTTTATTCATAGTTAGAATGGCATAGTAGGACTAGGCACAGCAGGACCAGTCATCTCAGGGACTCCTGGAACAGCAGCATCTACCAGTGATGGTAGTGCTTCTGTAATTGCTTCAGTGATAGCAGCAGTTACTCTCTCCCTTGATTGCTCGATTAATGTATCCTTTTGAACGTAAAGATAAGCACCACCCCCTAAGACAGCTAAAGAAACTAAACCAGATAATAACGCGACACCATTAATCAATTTTTGCATCTTTCTTCTCCAATGTAGGTGCTTGTTTAACTTCGTCATCCTTCTTTTTCTTAGAAGGCATGACTCCAAACGTAGCTAAAGTTCCAGTGAACACACTGGCGATAAAAGTTGGATCAATATTTTTCTGAGGAACACCAGGAACAGTTACATAATTAAGGGTCAGAATTGCTGCTGACCATCCAAGAATAATAACTCGGACGAGAGTTGATACACCCTCATCCGCCCACTCAAATTTGTTTTCCTTTTTGGCTTCCTCTTTCTTTGGATTATCCATAAGTAAAGAGTTAGGCTCTTTTATTTAGGGGCTCCAACTACTCGAAGATTGGCCTTCAAGAACCCAATTAACTACTGGAAGAGATGTAAATTGTGTCCAGCTAACTTGTGCTTCTAACTGATAACCACTATTATTGTATTGTACGGCGACAGCTTGAATATTACCTTGAGTGGTTCCGTAAACATAAGTAGCAGTCTGACTAATACTAGCAGCACCATACACAACACAAATTTTATACTCAAACATATGTCCACCACCATTGACAGCATTTCCAGAAGTAACATACAATCTTAGAGTTGCATTACATGTATGACCACAGTGGAACATTCTTTGCCATGCTCCACTACTTGCCATGGTTATTCTACCACCAGAACATTGCCACAATGCAAAGTTATCAGGATTTCCGTTTGCTTCTAGACCACCATATGTGCTTACAGTAAATGATCCGTTGTTGTTAATACGTGCTCGTTCTACCAATCCAGTAGTGCCTTGATGAGCATTTAGTGTGGTTTTAAATACAATTTCACCTTCGTCATTACCAGTTGACCCACTATGGTTGCCCATACTGATACCAGCAATTTCAGTGTTATTTTGCCAACCAAATGGTGCTACTTTAATTTCATATGGAACATTTAACGAAGCATCAGTATATGATCCTACTGGATCATATGGTCCAAGAATTAAATCACCATTAGATCTAATACGAAGTCTTTCTGCTTCTGTTCCTGAATCATTTGTATGGAATGCAAGGAAAGAATCAGCACCGGCAGCAGATGTTTGCCAGTTGTTTGCATTCTCTCTACCAAAGACAATCTTACCAGCAGCTCTAAAATTTTGGTAACAATCAATTTGGCAAGTTGCACCTGCTGTTGCTGATTCATCATTAACAAGAGTCATACTACCACCAACAGTGGCAGAGTCTTTTCTTAATTCGAGGTTTACAAATCCCCCATCATAACTAGCAGTTTGTCCTCCCATAAGGACAGTACCACCAGAAGTTATACGAAGTTTTTCTGTTGGGGCACATGAACCTGTGCTACCATTTGTCCAGAAAGTTAAATCACATAATTGATTGGTGTTAAAGTTATTATACCCACCAATACCAGCATAGATTCCTGTTGAAGTTCCGTATCCAAAGAGTAAATCATCAGCATTATTATTTCTTTTTATAAAGGTGGATTGACCAGCAGAAGTTATACGAAGTCTTTCTTGCCAGGTAATCGCATCTCCAGCAGTTCCTGTAGCACCTGTATTTGAATAACTCAGATATCCATTAGAAGAAGCATTATTGAAGAAAAATCTCTGTGCGTGTTTACCACTTCCTGAGAAATTTTGACCAGTGCCAGTAAAATTAGATCCAAGATAGAAACTATTAGCATCACCATCAAAGGATCCAATATTTTTAATTGATAAAGTATTTTCAGGAGTGGTATCATTAATACCAATATTACCACCAGGAAGTATACTAAGTTTTTCACTATTGCCAGCAACAAGACCAACACGGTGGGATGATAAAGAACCCATCTTTACATAATCATTTGTTGAATCGACACCAGATATCATCGTCTTTGTGCCGTCAGACGCTTCATAGAAGTGCGTTGTAGCAGGAGAATTTCTTTGTAGATAGACGCCAAGTCCACTACCTATACCGTTTCCACCAAACCCAACTCTACCACCATCCCAAAGTAGATCACTATTAGCATCAATCTCTAACTTATTGCTACCCTCAACTAATCTATCAGCAGGAGTAAGACCCAGACCAACCCATTTATCACCATCCCATTTGTATGTGATAGATCCTTCAGTAAAAGTATCATTTACACTGGGACTTGCTGGAAATACAATTGCCATTTGACTTTAGATTAGAGATACCCTGATGTATTTATTACTTAGCGTTAGCTGTTTGGAATGGCGACTCAGCAAAAGCAGCGAAGATGTAAGTATCGGGGTAATTTGACCAAGAATTATTGGATCTAAGTTTAAATCCATTTGAAACAAAATCAATATTATTACTTGCAGCATCAGCCCCTGGTGGACTAGAAACGTTTTCTGCTCCATTGTAATCGGTGAATAACTTATGAGTGCATGGATTGACCGAATCTCTAGAACTATCTAATAGAATCCATGCTGATGGATCTAAGGTTGTATCCTTAATCAGCACAAATGCTGGTTTAAATCCACAATACACAAAAGGACCATCAGCACTTTGATTTCCAACATAACTTCCAAATTTACTGTAACCTTCTATTTCTGTCCAACAGTAAGCTATCATATTATCGTTATTGCCATTATTATTGGTCGCTGTTGAAGCAGGAAATACTGTTGATGTAGGGGTTCCGTTAAAATATCCTGAATTACTGCCCTTTGCAATGGTTAAATTAAGGACTAAAAACTCAGTGCTTGAAAATCCCTTAACCCAAACCATCCAACCATCAGTTTGGTCTCGGTTTTTAACAATGACAAATCCTGGAGCAGCATTTAATCCATGACCAATAGTTCCAGCACTACCTGTTCCAGTATAAGAAACAATACTAAACCCAGCAGTCTGATTAGCACTCACCTGTGATGTGATACTACCATCAGTGTTTGATACTGCGGCACCACCAGCCTTCCAGCACCAGGCAACATATGGAACACCATTACCATTTTCATCACCACCTGAACTTTTAAGAGTAAAACCATCATCATCAAAACTATTCAACCCTCTATCTGTATATTCTGCAAGGTTATTATTTGTAAATATTGTCTTCACAGGACCACGAATACTATCATTCAATATATGATTCAAACCAGATCCTTCTCTTCCCTTCAACCACACTAAATCTGGTTTGAATCCAACACCAGTAACGGAATGACCAGTATTACCATCACCAGTATAAAGAACAGACTTAAAATACTTACCAGGATCAGCAATAGCAGGAGCAGGTAAGTTATCCTCACACAATGCTAAGAAACCACTTGGAGGAGCATACTTAAACAACCCCTTACCACTATCATCTGCGTTTGTTCCTGCTGTTGTAGTTCCAGAGAATGATGGGTTTTGACCGAAGTTCCAAGACATTCCACTAGCAACACCACTACTATTAGATGCTTTTGTTACTCTCCAAG